CTGATCGCCGTGCCGTCGGCCGTGGTGGGCGGGCTGATCGGGATGCTCGTGCCCTCCCCGGTGCGCAAATGACCTTTGATGATGACGGCAGCCGAGCTACGCACGTTTCTGGCCGAGAAGTTTTCGGATACAGAATTGCGGGTGCTGGCGTTCGACCTCAACATTCCGTTTGAGGATTTAGGCGCACCAGATAGCGGCAAAGCCGCACGCGTGCAGGCGCTCATCGAATGGTGTAATCGACATGACCGATACGCAGACCTTGACCGGGCGGCGCGCAATGCTCGCACAACGCAATCTACCAGCCAGCCCGGGCTGCCGATGAATGACTGGGGGCCAGCGGGCATCGAGCGCATGGTGCGCAATATGGATGAGTTACGTGCGGACGTGGCGGAGCTGATGGTCAAGATCGAAAGCCAGAACCAGCGGTTGGCGACGTTGGAGAAGCATCTCGACCGCTTCATCGAGCGGCCGCAGGCGGTCGGATGGCAGACGTGGGCGGTGGCAGTCATCGGGCTGGCGCTGGCCGTGGTGTTGTTGTACACGGTGGGGCAGCTTTTGCTTAACGGGCACTGATGGCAGATTATCCCCGGGAGGGCGTCGTCCTGCTGTACGCGTTGTTGTGCGCGACGCAGCTCTACCTGGCGCTGCTATGGGCGCTGGGCAAGTTCAGGCCGCTCGGCGTTGTCTGGAATACGCTGACCTACGTCGTGCTAGGCAGCGTGTTTGCCCTGACGACGCTGGGCACGTTTCAGCCGCCGTTCATCAATCTCGTTGAGCAGCGTTGGCTGCTGCGGGCGGGCTATAGCGCGTACTTGGTCCTGTGTGCGTATGCGATCCTGACGCACTGGTTCTCGCTGTTCCGGCAGACGATTCGGCGCGATGCCGAGGATGCCCGGCGCATTGCGGAAGCGCGGCAGATCGTGGCCGAGGATCGGCAACGGCTGAAAGAGGATGCCGCCCAGCAAACGAAGCAGACGGCCCGGCATCATCCTGAGAGCAATAAGCCAGAGCAGATTGACCGTGATCAAGTCTTCACAGTGAAAGCCAGGGTGGGCACGCCTGGGATGGATCGGCTCGCCGGGGCGTGCCAGCGGGGCGACGTGAAGTGGTATGAGGCGTGTCGGTGGGTTGACCAGTACGTGGAGGCTGCCGCACAGCGGGCAGTCGTCGAGGCGATTGACAAGCTCGCCAGCGCGGATCCGCAACAGTGGGACGTGCTGCGCGTAGCCATAGCGCAGGATGCCAATGGGGCGGCGGCGGTGCCGCCGATGGGCCAGAAATGACAAAAGCAAAGTCGCCTGAGAGTCCCCACTTTCCCGATGGTGTGCTGACCGGGGCGGTGGCTGAGCTTCAGGCGCATCCGCAAAACTACAATCGCCACGGCGAGCCGCAGGTGACCGACCTGATGACCTCGCTGCGGCGCTTTGGGCAGCGTAAGCCGATTGTGACCTGGCGGGAGACGATCCTGGCGGGGCATGGCCTGGTGGAAGCGGCGCGGCGCTTGGGCTGGCCGGCGGTGTGGATTGCGTGCGCCGGCGCAGCCCGCCGAAGATCCGGGCGCACAGCTCGACAAGGCGGAGGAGCTACAAGCCAAGTGGAACGTGCAACCCGGCGACCTGTGGGGTATGGGCGACCATCGTCTACTCTGCGGCGATTGTCGGGAGCCTGCTTCCTGGACACGTCTGCTTTCGGGCGTCAAGGCCAATGGCGTTTTCACGTCCCCGCCCTATGCCGAGCAGCGCAAGGAGCAATACGGCGGGACGCCAGCCGCCGAATACGTGGCATGGTGGGAAGCGGTGCAGGCCAACGTCAAGGCGCATCTCGCGCCCGATGGTTCGTTCTTCGTGAACATCAAGCCGCACTGCGCAGACGGCGAGCGGGTGCTGTACGTGTTTGATCTCGTGCTGGCGATGAAGCGGGAATGGGGTTGGCGCTTCGTGGATGAACTTTGCTGGAAGAATCAGGGAATGCCCGGTCTTTACGGCGACAGACTCAAAAACCAGTTTGAGCCGGTCTATCACTTTTCGGATGGGAAATGCAAGACGCGTTTCGAGTCAGTATCATTTCAGTCCGATAACGTGCCAACGAAATCGAGAGGAAGCAATTCCAGTATGCAGGGCGTGGCCGATCCATTTACGGAGCGGGGAGAGGGACGCGCTTTCCCCGGCAACGTCATAGATGTGTCTTCTGCATCGGGTGGGGACTACACGCTTGGGCACGCCGCAGCCTTTCCCGTCGCGTTGCCCGACTTCTTCGTGCGCGCCTACTCGGACGCGGGCGACGTGTGGCTTGATCCGTTTTGCGGCAGTGGCACGACCATCGTCGCCGCGCACAACAACAAGCGGCGGGGCATGGGTATCGAGATGCTTCCGAAGTATTGCGCTGTGATTCTGGAACGGGTCAGCGGCCTGGGGATTACGCCGGTGCTGGTGTCTTGATAATCAAGCTTACCGCAAGGGGCAGACGTGGCGGCTGAGTGGGAAGCGGCGGTTTCCTCCGCTTTGGCGGGGTTGAGAGAGCCGCACAGGGAGAAGAAGAAAGCGACGATCATCGCCCTGGTGGATGCGCGATTGGCCGGAAGGTCCGAAGAAACGATCTGGAAGCGGCCCGAGGTGTGCAATCGGCGCACCTATCACATGCGCTGGAAGCAAGAGCCGGACTTTGCTGAGGCGCTCGAAACGGTCACAAAGCTGGCGATAGATTGGAAGGACACGCGCAGCGTCAGGGCGCTGCAAGATGCGGCGGAGCGGTTGGCGCTCGCCAGTCCGGTAGCAGTCGGCAAGGTGATCAGCCTATTGGCATCGCAGGACGAAAGCATTCTACTGCGCGCCGCATTCGGCATCTTGGATCGGGCGGGCCTGGAGACGGCGACGAAGGGAACGGTATCGCAGGAGAGTGGGGCGGATGATGCCAGGGCCAAACTCGCCAAGCTCCTCGCCGGCCGGGCGGGAAGCGCAGATGTTGGCGGCGCTGGCGGGGCTGACGGATCATGAGGTCAATGCGCTGCTCTACGATTGGGCGCAGTGGGCCAGGCCGGAACAGATCCCGCCGGCGTGGGACTGGCGCTGCTGGCTGATCCTGGCGGGGCGTGGGTGGGGCAAGAGCCGCACCGGGGCGGAGTGGGTCAGAGCGCAAGTGCGCACGAGTCCCCTGGTCAACCTGATCGGCGCGACGGCCGACGACGCCAGGGACATCATGATCGAGGGCGAGAGCGGCATCCTGGCGATCTGCCCGGCGGGAGAGCGGCCCCGGTATCTGGCGAGCAAACGGCAGCTCGCCTGGCCGAATGGGGCGAAGAGCCTGATCTTCACCGCCGACGAGCCGGAACGCTTGCGGGGCAAGCAGCACATGCGGCTGTGGGCCGATGAGTTGGCGAGCTGGCGGTATCCTGAAGCGTGGGATCAGGCAATGATGGGGCTGCGGCTCGGGCGGCATCCGCAAGTGGTGGTCACCACGACGCCCAGGCCGACGACGATCATCAAGGATCTGGCGAAAGCCAAGACATCGCACGTTACCAGAGGCAAGACTTACGACAATGCGCCGAACCTGGCGCCGGAGTTCCTGAATCAGATCATCTCGAAGTACGAGGGAACCCGGTTGGGGCGGCAGGAGATCGCCGGGGAGATCCTGGACGACAATCCCGGCGCATTGTGGAAGCGGGACAACATCGACGCCGGGCGGGTGATCAAGGCGCCGGACCTCCAGCGCATCGTCGTGGCGATTGATCCGACGGCGACGGCCGCGGGAGATGAGGCAGGGATCATCGTGGCGGGCGTGGCGGGTGAGCAGTTCTACGTGCTGGAAGATGCCAGCCTGCACGGTTCGCCGCTCCAGTGGGCGAGCGCGGCGATCACGGCCTTTCACAAGTTCAAGGCCGACCGGATCATCGCCGAGGTGAACAACGGCGGCGAGATGGTCGAGCAGACGCTGCGCACGGTGGATCGGCAGATCCCGTACACGGCCGTACACGCCAGCCGGGGCAAGCTCACGAGAGCGGAGCCGGTAGCAGCGTTCTATGAGCAGGGACACGGGCACCACGTCGGGGCCTTCCCGCTCCTCGAGGACGAGATGTGCCAGTGGGAGCAGGGCGGCGCCAGCCCGAACAGGCTCGACGCGCTGGTCTGGGCGGGCACGGAGCTGCTGGTCAACCGGAAACGGTCAATGCGGCCGTTGTGATAATGCAGGTTACAGGAGCAATCAACATGGCTGATCTATTTCCGATCCTGGGCACACCGATTCCTCCGCTCGAACCTGAGACGCCATACAGCGGCCTGCTGATCTGGCTGTCGATGGCTCCGAAGTTGGATCATCCTGGCATCGTGGACGCCAACGCCTCGATCATGGCGAAACCGTATCGCATCCTCAAGGATGGCTCGATTGACGTAGCGCCGGAGAGCATGACCAAGACGCTCTCCATCGGCTCGGCCATCGAAGCCGTCGAGAGCAAGAGCGAGATCGGCGCAGCGGTGGCGGAGATCGGCGCGATCCTCAGCAAGTACCTGAGCACGGGGCTGTAACATGGCTACCATCGTCGCGGCGGCAACGGGCGCTTGGAGCGCGGGCGCAACCTGGACAGGAGGCGTTAAGCCCGGCGTCGGAGATATCGCGCAAACCGGCGCGTACACCGTCACGATTGACCAGGACGTGACGTGCACGACTATCGAAGCCACGTCCAGCGGCCATTTCGAGGTCACGAGTGGCGGCAAGACGATCAACGCCAACTACGTCATGAACACGACGTATCCGACCAATGGCGGTCTGCGCTGCACACATGCGGCTGGTACAGTCACCCTCAACGGCAACGTCACCGGCGGCGCACAAGTGGCCGTTGGCAACAACGCGGCAGGTACGCTGACGATTGTCGGCACGGTGACAGGCGGTGGCGGCAGTAATTGTTTGGGTGTCAAAAATGCCTCCTCCGGCATCCTAAACGTGACGGGCAACGTTACTGCTGGTTCGGGATCGGCGTCGCATGGCATCCAGAACGCATCAACGGGCACGGTCAACATCACCGGCGACGTGGCGGCTGCTGCCGGTAGTGGCACTCAGGGCGTAAATAACTACAGCACGGGCACGGTTACGATCACGGGCAATGTGGCATCATCGGGCGGCGCGGGCACCTGCTATGGCGCATACAACGCGGTGGGCGGCACGATCAACATTTCGGGCACCAGCACGGGCGGCAGCGTGGCCACCAATGTCGGCGCATACAATGTTTCTACGGGCACCATTTCGGTGGACAAGGCAGTTGGCGGTTCAGCATTCAATACGCCTGGGCTATCAGGTGCGGTTTCCGGTGGTACGACCACCTACAAGCACATCGGCTCGCAGGCAAATGGTAACTCAGCACTTCACGGTTTCTGCAAGATGGCGTTGGATGCCGACTACAATGTGATCGTCGTCAAGGATTCGGCGGGCGACGATATATCAATGTCCAACGACTATCCGGCTGTTACCGATGTCAAGGATGGCGTCATCTACAATCGCACGACGCTCGAAGGCACATACGTGGGCGCCAGCGGCGGCTTCCAGCAATCCGGGCAGGGCTTCGGCTTCAAGAGGTAGACGATGGCAAACAGCGTGACACATTCCAAGAATACGCCCGTTTATGGCTCAAAACATACGCTCTTTCTGGAGTTCCGCAAATCTGACGGCACGACGCTCAGCCCTGCAACGCTTGACAGCGAGGTCTCGAAAAACGGCGGCACGTTCGCCGACTGTTGGGAAGAGGTCACGCTGCTGAAAGAGGTTGGCGGCGCGGTCGATTCAGCATACGGTTATCTGACGCTGACCGCGGCCGAGATGGGCGCCGATACCGTTACGCTGCAAATCAAGAGCGCCAACTGCGTCACCATCGGCCTGCAACTCTTTCCAGAGCGCATTATCGAGGTGGTCGATTCCACAGCGCAAGCCGGCGACGCTGGCGAGATCACCCTGCACGCAACCGAGAGCGCCATCGAAAACATCTATCGGGGCATGTATGTGCAAATCTGGGCCAACACCGGATCGGGCCAAGTGCGCCATATCACGTATTACGACGGCGCGTCTAAAATCGCGACGGTTGCGCCAAACTGGGAAGTCAACCCGGCAGCCGGTTCGTCGTATCGTATCGGGACGCTGGAATCACAATCAGTCAACGCGACGCACCTCGACGCCGATGTGAGCAGCGTAGGCGGTGGCGGCGGTCTCACGGCGCAACAGACGCGCGACGCCATGAAGCTGGCACCCACGGCGGGCGCACCTTCGGCGGGCAGCGTTGACGAGCACCTCGATGAGATTCTGCTGGATACCGGCACGACACTACCGGCAACGTTGGCCGCATCGGCGGCGGCTGTTTGGGCTAACGCCACGCGCACGCTCACGCAGGTGCAGACCTCCGTGATTGCCGATCCCGACGCCGACAACCTGGAGTGCGTCATCGCCACTACTTTCACGGTCACTTGGTCGGGGCTGAACATCGGGGCCACCTGGACAGCCATCGTGTTCACGGCGAAGAAGCTGCTCGACGGGGCCGACACCACGGCGCTACTACAGGTGCTCATCAGCAATCCGGGGGCCGGCGGCGACGGCTTGCAGCGGTACATGGGACTGGCAGGCGGCGGGTACTTGGCGAAGGCGGCGCTGACGGTCGATCAGCCTAACGGCGCGGTTACGCTGCTGATCCAAGACGACGTGACGGCGCTGCTGACCAAGCAAAAAGTCTATTACGATCTGAAGCTGATGCTGGCGGATGGCTCATCGAGCATCCTGGTGGATGGCACATTTGACGCCGTCTACACGCCGACCATGACGATCAATCTGTAGTGATAATGCAACTTCTCGCAACGGTGGGCCGGCTGTTGCTGACAAAAGAGGCAGTGTGAACGTATTCGACCGGGCATCAAAAGCACTCCGAGCGGCGGTGATGCAGTGGTCGGGCGGCTTCTCCGGCTGGAGCCTGGCCTCGCTGCTGGGACGCACGAAGTTCGACTACGCCGGCCAGGTGCAGGGCAACGGGCGGGGCAATTCGGCGGTGGAAGCGTGCGTGCGCTGGATTTGCCGCACGTTTCCCGAGGCGCAGCTCCAGGTGCTCCAGATGCAGCGCGATGGGACGGAGATCGCCGTGCCCGATGCGCGGCTGATCAGCCTGCTCCGCAAGCCGAACCTCTACTACTCCGGAGAGCTGCTGTGGCGGGCGACGTTGGCCGACTGGACGGTGAGCGGGAACGCCTACTGGCTGAAGATCCGCAACGGGATGCGCGAGCCGGTGGAGCTCTGGTGGCTGCCTGAGCATCTGGTGCAGCCGTGGTGGCCGCAGGATGGCAGCGCCTATCTGAGTTATTACATTTACACGCCGAATGGTGCGCAGATCAACTACGACCCGGCCGACATCGTGCATTTCCGGGACGGCATGGATCCGACCAACACGCGCAAGGGGCTGAGCCCGTTGGGCAGCTTGTTGCGGGAGATCTTCACGGACGATGAGGCGGCCAACTACACGGCCAGCCTGCTGCGCAATGTGGGCGTGCCGGGGGTGATCATCGCTCCGGACACCGACGAGGTCAACGTTACGCCGGACGATGCGAAGGCGATCAAAGCGGAGTTCAAGCAGCTTTCGAGCGGCGACAATCGCGGCGATCCGATGGTGATGCCGGCGCGCGTGAAAGTGACGCCGCTAGGCTTCGATCCGCAACAGATGGACGTGAAAGCCCTGCGGCGCATCCCGGAAGAGCGGGTATCAGCCGTGCTTGGCGTGCCCGCGATCGTGGCCGGCCTGGGGGCCGGGCTGGACCGCTCGACATTCGCCAACATGAGCGAAGCGCGGGAGATGGCTTACGAGAGCAACATCATCCCGAATCAACGGCTGTTCGCTGCGGATCTGACCAGCCAGCTCCTGCCCGAGTGGGATGCGACGGGCAAACAGCGCGTCGCGTGGGACTACCGCAATGTGCGGGTGCTGCAGGAGGACCAGAACAAGCTTTGGGTGCGTGTCGATACGGCCGTGCGTGGCGGCTGGCTCACGGTGGCACGCGCGCAGGAGATGGTCGGCGAGCAATCCGAGGCAGCGGATAACGTCTATCTGCGCTCTTCTTCCAGCGAGGAAGTGCAGATCGGCGAGATTCGGGAGCCGGCGCCGGTGCCGGCAGCGTTGACGACGGACGGCGGACGACCGACGGCCGACGGGACGACGGAGGACGAAGCGCCGGCAGATGAGACGCCGCCGGCAAAGGGGCTGCGCCAGGTCGAGACCAAACGCCGGGGCATGACGCCGGCGCAACGCAAGCTCCTGGCACGCCTCGAGCGTGACCGCATCCGGCTCATGGCGAAATTCGCCGCCGATCTGAGTGACGCCTTCGAAGGCGTGGCGGCTGATACGATGATTGTGGTTGACGGCGCGCTGGCGGGTGCGGCTTTCCGGGTTGCGCTCACGGGCGGTGAAATCGTGCAGGTCGCCTTGCCGGAAGCTATCGACGCCACGTTCAAGGTGTTGTACACGGCAAATTTTGAGTCCATTTTCTCGACAACCATGCTGACGGTGACGGATACACTGAGCCTGCCGATCAGCGTGATGATCGAGGATCCCATCGCGCGGGACATGATCCGCAACTGGGCGACGCGCAAGGGCCTGGCCGACATCACGACGCAGACACGCGAGGCGATCATGGCGGCGCTCGCCGACGGTAAGGCGGTGGGCGATGGGCCGGAGGCGCTGGCCAGGCGCATCCGGGGCTATGTCGAGGGCCGGGATATGTATCCGGGCGTGTACCAGGAAGCCTTCGACCGGGCCAAATTGCGCGGTTGGGGCGATGTGGCGGCCGAGAAGGCGGGTGATCGGGCGGCCCGGCAGTATCGCAGCGAGACGATTGCACGCACCGAGACAGGGACCGCCATGAACAAGACGAACATCACGGCGTGCCGTGTCAACCCGCTGGTCAAGGCGATGAAGATTTTTGATGGCGATGATTGCGGGTTACGTTCCCATGATGACCCGGAGAAGGCTGACGGTATGATCGTGAGCTTCGACGTTGCGGACGAATATCCGTTGGCGCATCCGCGCTGCTTACGCGCGTTTTCAGCGATTGTCGAGGAAGCCTGATTGCGCGCGCAATCAAAGTTACCTGCAGTGTGCTGATAAAACTCTAGGAGGATTCGATGGCTATTGCTGCGATAACAACTGTTACTCACACGGCCGTGACCGTGGGGGCGGCGACAACGGTCGCTAAAGCGGCCAACGCTGACCGCAAATGGCTGTTGCTGGTCAACGATTCCGACGAGACGGTGTACGTCAAGATCGGGGCGGCGGCTGTCTTGAATCAGGGCATCCGCATCAACGCAGCGGGCGGCTCGCTCGAATTGACCGGGGGCAGCCTGTACGTCGGGGCGGTCAATTGCATCTGCGCGAGCGGCGGGAAGATCCTGCTCATTTCCGAGGGGGTGTAACATGCCTCTGAGCAATCCACTGGCGGCCACGGTCGCCGATATATCGACGGTACAGAATGCGCTCTACGGCGCGGCCGGCATCGCAGCGTATCCGGCAGCAGCGGCGGCGGCGAATGATGTGAGTCTGGCGGAGGTGCTGCGCTACATCCAAGAGACGCAGCTCGGCACGCTGACCAACACCGGGGGCACGCCGTCATTGGGCGCGATCCTGGGTGACGTGGCGAATGAGCCGATCTACAATCGCCTCTACGAAATCGAGCGCCACTTCCACAATTACGAACGCTGGTTCGGCAAGGCGGTCGCGGGCACGGAGACGGCGACGCACTTCGCTGCCCGCATCGGCAAGACCGAAGCGGGCGGGGCAGAAGTACCCTTCCGGATCGACGCCGGAAATGATACGTGGGGAACGTGGGTGCAGCTCTTGGGCGAGGATGATACGCCAGCCGTGGCGGGTAACACGAAATGGGACATGCACCGCCTGATGATCGTGGACATGGAGCGGGACGCCAGTACGCATTTCATACAGATCGGCTTCGGCGCAACCGGGGCGGCGGCGCTGCTCGCCAATACCTATACGGAGTTTGTCTACAAGCCGCAAGCGACCAACACCGAGGAAACGCCGATCGACGTGATGACGCGCCGGCAGGCGAATGATACGCTGGCCTGGGCGCGCGTTATGGTGATTGGCGCTGACACAGGGACGGTCGATTTCTACCTGGGCCTGCACGAGTACATTGTGTGAGGGTGAGATGGCACTGACTCAACGCATTGGCAAGTGGATCGAAGGCACGGGCGGCTTGAATCTGACGATCACGCCATTCGAGGAGCGCGCCGACAAAGACGAGTGGAAGGGCGATCAGGTGTGGCGCATCGTGGACGTGTTCACGACGCATGAGGGATCGTGGGAACTGTCAAATGACTTCGGCGGCGTTGACGACTGGGCGAAGAATGATTACTGGTCGGGGGCCAAGTTCGACGGCGCGGGCGGCTCGCATCATTTCTTCATCAAGCGGCGCGATGCAGCCGGCAACGACATGCCAGGAGCAGGCCTCATCTGGTCGCAGAATGGTGCGCCGTGGATCCTCCGCAACGCCAAGAACGACGGTTCGGAGAACATCGTTCTGGAGAATACCTATGATCCCTCGAAGGGCGCGCACGGCTCATGGCGGGGCACCATCGTCGGGCCGGCCGATGTGCTGAATGGCGTCGATATGCCGCTGCTGAGCGGGTACACGCAGCATGTCAGCACCTTCGTCGTCTTTCAGGCGGAGCCACGGACGGTGGAGCCGGATCCCGATCCCGATCCGGATCCCGATCCAACGGGTGACCTGGCGGGCGTGGTGACGGCGATCACCGGCCTGGCGGCGCAGGTCAAGCGGCTGGCGGATCATCTCGGGGCGGCGTAGGTTGTGGTGATAAGAACTCTTACCGGGTCAATGGAGGAATAGCGATGGCTGAGATCAAACGTTTCAAGGCAAAGGTAAAATTGCTGGAATCCGAAGACAGCGGGCGCGTACAGGCCATGTTTTCGGTTTTCAACATGCGGGATAGCGACCATGACGTTGTGCTGCCATCGTTTTTCATGGACGGCCAAGAGATGGTCATGTCGTCCTGGGGACATGACTGGGGCACGTTGCCACCCGGCAAGGGCATCATTCGCGTCATGCAGGAGGGGGCGGTTTTTGATGGGGCATTTTTCATGGATACCGATAGCGGCCTGCAACACTATCGGACAATCAAAAATCTAGGCGGGTTGCAAGAGTGGTCTTTTGGGTTCAGTGTCAACGAATCCAAAATAGGCCGCTTTGACGATGGGATTGATGATCCGGTGCGCTATCTGATCGCTGGCGAAACATATGAGGTCTCTCCCGTGCTGATCGGCGCAAACAGAGATACACGCACACTGGATATCAAGGGGCATTCGGCCTACGCCGATGAAGGCGAAACGGTGCGTGCTACCGTGGCAGCGTTCATCGGGCGCAGCAGATCGCTTGCTGATCTGAAACGCAAAGAAGGCCGGGTGTTTTCGGACGCCAACAGAGAACGTTTGTCGTTACTGTTGGAGGGCTTGCAGGTGGCGGTGGCGGATATCGCAAAGCTACTGACAGACACCGAACCTGCACCGAAGGGCGTTGATGTCGAGCGCCTGTATGTCGAGTTTCAACACATTCGATCTGAGCTGGCCCAGCGGGGCCTCTAGGAGCGATCACGATGGCTACTCAATTGGTTGTCAAGCGCGAGGAACTCAAAGCCCGACAGGCTGCCCTCGCAGCGATCTTCGAGCAGGCGGGGCCTGATCTCGATCTGGGCAAGGCAGAGGCCTTGAAGAGCCTCGCCGACACGAAGGCGCGGGCCGATGAGGTGCGCCGGTTGAACGACGAGCTGACCGTGCTCGGCATGGAAGTCGAGCGGCTCGCCGAGACCGAGCGCATCGCCGCGTCGGTCAAGGGGCTGAGCCAGGAGATGCAGCATCCGGCCAAGCAGCCGGAGACGAAGGGCGTCGAACAGAGCAAGAACCTGGGCGAGATGTTCGTCGAATCCGTGGCCTTCAAGGGCTTCGATGGCCGACGTTCCCCGGCGGCATTGCTGCCAGGGGTGGATGTCAAGACGTTGATGACGCAGGCAGCCGGTTGGGCCCCGGAGAACATTCGGATGCCCGGCTATGTGCCGAGCGCGCAGCGCATTCCGACCGTCCTCGATGCGATCCCGATGGGCACGACCGGGCAAGCCGCCGTCGTGTACATGGAAGAGACCACGTACACCAACAACGCCGCCGGGCGCACCGAAGGCGCGAACAATGCCGGCGAAGCGGCCCTGGCGCTGACCGTCCAGACCGCCAACGTGCGCGAGTTCGCCGTCTGGCTGCCCGTCACCCGAGAGCAGATGGACGATGTGGCGCAGGTGCAGGGCTACGTCAACAACCGCCTTCCGCTGATGTTGCGCCAGGTGATGAGCGCGGCGATTCTGACCGGGGCGGGCGCGCCGTCCTTCACGGGCATCATCGGCTTGGCGGGCGTGCAAACGCAACCCAAAGGGGCGGATCCGACCCCGGATGCCATCTACAAGGCGATGACCCTGGTCAGCGTCACCGGCCGCGCCAACCCGAACGTCACGATCTGGCACCCCAACAACTGGCAGGATGTCCGCTTGCTACGCACTGCGGACGGCGTGTACATCTGGGGCTCTCCGTCTGACGCCGGGCCGGCGCGCATCTGGGGCCTGCCGGTGATTCAGGATTCGGCCTGCACCGAGAACACGGCGCTGGTCGGCGATTTCGCTTCGTTCACCGAGCTGGCGATGCGGCAGGGTATCCAGCTCGAGGTCACCGACTCGCACGCCGGGCTGTTCATCCAGCGCACGCTGGCGATTCTGGCGACCGTGCGCGCGGCGCTGGTGGTCTACCGGCCGGCGGCGATTGCGCAAATTACCGGTATCTGATCGTGATGGGGTCAGGCAACTGGCCCCGTAATGGTCATTATCGGAACACGGGAGGATACCATGCCAATCATCGAAGGAACCACGAGCGATCCCCTGTTGCATTCGGGAGCGCCATCGAATGGCACCGATGAGGTGCAAACGATCACCTACGGCAGCGCGAGCGCGAGCGGCGCGTTTGTGCTTGCGTTCGAGGGCTATCGCACAGCCTCACTGGCCTGGAACGCGGCGGCGGTAGTGGTAGAAGCGGCGCTGCGGGCGCTGCCATCCATCGGGGCGCTCGGCTGTTCGGTGACGCTCGCGGGCGCGCCGACGAACGTCTACCAGGTCACGTTCGACGCCGGCAACATGCTCAAGCGCAACGTGGCGCTGCTGAGTGTCTATTCCAGCACCGTCGCTGAGGCGGGCGCGGCGCTGGTGACGCTGACCGTCGCCGTGGGCACGCCGGGCGTTGACGCCACGGGCATCGGCTCGGCGGTGGGCAAAGTGCTGCTGCGCACTGACAACGGCGCGCAATACTACAACACCGGCACGGCGCTGGCGCCGATCTGGACACCGCTCGCGCCCGTGTCAACCACGTCGAGCACGGCGGAGTTGAACTTCAACGATGGCCCGACCGCAGGCGTCGCGACGGCATCCAAGACCGCTGTTCTGGGCGCGGCCAAAGAGCTTGACGAGTTCCACACCGCGGCGCTGTACCTGGGCGCGGTGGCTGGTACGCTGGTCACGGCGACGGCAGCGGAGATCAATGCCAAGTGCGCGGCGGCCGGGATGCTCAGCGATGGCTTGCTGCGCCAGGGCGTGGCGCGCTTCACGTTCGATCCCAGCGCCACGGCGGGAATGCGCACCTCTGGCGCACACGGTTTGAGCGTGACGCTGCCGCAGTATGCGGTAGTGATCGGCGGCTTCTTCGAGGTCAATACCGTCTTCACTTCGGCGGCGGGCACGGCGACCATCGCGATCATGGTGCAGGGCGCGAACGATATCCAGACGGCGACGGCCGTGAGCGGCGCGCCGTACTCGACGACCGGGCTTAAGGCGATCACGCCCAAGAGCAACACGCCCGAATCGACGGGCATCAAATGCACGGCGGCGCGCGAGATCACGGCGACCGTGGGCGTGCAGGACTTGACCGCAGGCAAGCTGACCGGCTTCCTGCACTACGTCGTCAGCGCGGCGACGGCCTAGCATCCGGGCGGGAGTGCTCCGTTGCGACGTGTAGCACCCCGCCCACATAGGAGCAGATCATGGCAAATGGAATCCCAATTCATTCCGAACCCGATGCCGTAGTAAAGATCGTCGGGGACGCCCACTACGAGGCAGGCAAGTTGATTGTGGGCGACGTGGACATTGCCGCCAAGATCGCGGCAGCAATGGGCGTGATGACAGGCGGGCGACAGCTCGGCTACTTCGAGGCGACGTTCACCAAGATCACGACCGAGGTGACGACTTCTTCGCAGTCCTTCGATGGCAAGTTCGCTGAGGCAAGCGAGCCAGTGGCGGCATAACGAGCGGGCGCTCGTGTGAGCGAGCGCCCGTTGACGCAGTAAGGCTGATTATCACAACAGGAGATCTACAATGGCAACTGTAACCCTTTCTGTCCAGGACATCACGCGCGGGGGCGTGACCACCACCTACACCGCAAGCGGCTCAAGCCCGCTGCTGAACGTGGCCGACACGTTCACGTTCGTCAACACCGGGCGCGAGGCGATCATCTTCCAGAAGACCGGCGCGGCGAACTGCAATGTGATCTTCGACACGCCGGGCACTGTGGACGGCCTGGCCGTCGCGCAGCGCACGTCAGTGGTGGCGGCTGGCGCGGCTGATGCGATCGCGACCACGTCACTGGTCATCATCGGGCCGTTCCCGCCGAACACCTACAACACGCCCGGTTCCTCGCTGCTGTCCGGTTTCACCGTCAGCGAGATCACCGGGCTGTCATGCCGGGTAGTGCGCCTGCCGTAACATGCGCACCGACTGGGAGCGCAAGCTCGTAATCGACTGGGAGAGGAAAGACGATGGCAGCACTGCTGACCCTGGCACAGATCCGGGAGCATGTCGAGACCGATCTGAGCAACGACGCCTTGCAGCGGCTTATCGACTCCGAAGACGGCGAGATCCTGCAACGCTTCGGCGCGCTGAGCACGCAGACGGAGATCTTCAAGGGCGGGTCGGAACGGCTATTCCTCTCCCGGCTGGTGTCGTCGATCACGTCGATCTCTGAGGAGGTCGGGGAGACCACGACGACGCTGGCCGCCGACGATTACGAACTATGGTGGAACCAGGAACTTGACCGGGACCCGGACGGCACGCACGGCCGTGCTACCTGGGGCGAGCGGGTGACCGTCGTGTATGTGCCGCAGACCATGACGGCACAGCGCACGGCGGTACTGACGCAACTGGTGCAGCTCGCCGTGCGCTACAACGGCGTCCAGCAGGAGAGCGTGGGCAGCGGCGACTACTCCGCCACGTCGGCGGATTATCAGCGTGAGCGCGAGCGCCTGCTCAGAAAGCTGGCGCCACGCGGCGGGGTGTTCCTGGCATGAGCATACGGCAGCGCATGGTGCATCGGGCCACCATCGAGCGCGACGGCAACCTCGTGGCGGATGCCTACGGGCAACCGGACGCGCCAGTGTGGTATGCGCACGTGACTGGGCAGGCGTGCTATTTCTGGGAGCCTTCCGCGCAGCGCGGCGAGATCGCCGGCGAGCGCAATGCGGACATCTACGCCCACCGGCTGCTGCTGCCGCTGGGGGTGGATATCACGGAAGAGGACCGCATCAATGGGGTGCGCGATCGGCGCGGGCAGATGATCACGGCGGCGGTGTTCAACATCACGCAGATCGTCCGCAAGCCCGATCATCTGCTGCTGGTGCTGGAGGTGGTTGAATCGTGAGCGTCAAGTTGACCTGGTACGGCGACAAGATCAAAAAGCGCATCGAAGAGGCCCAGCGGCTCGGCATCGATGAAACGACGCTGGCCTGTCAGGACCCGGCCATGAGCCGGGTGCGCGTGCGCACGGGCAATCTGCGACGCAGCATTCCGAGAGGGCATCAGGCGGCACGACGCGAGGGCGGAAGGTGGGTGGGCCGCTGGGGCTCGGCAGATGTTTCATATGCCCTGTGGCAGGAGATCGGCACGGCGCGCATGTCGGCGCAGCCGTATCTGCGACCGGCGGCGCAGATCCAGTACCCGCGTCTAGCGGGCAGGATTCGCGCCTTCTTTGCGAGGGGCGCATGAGCATCGCCAACCCGTTGACGGCAGTCCGCTCGCATCTGCTGAACGATGCCGATCTGCGCACGCTCGCGAGCACGCGCATCTATGCGGGCGAGCTGCCGAAGACCGATGCGAGCGCCATGCCGCGGCAAGCCGTGGTTGTGACTTTGGCCGGGGGCGGCGGCCCGGCGTCCGATGTGCCGATCATGCAGATCGTGATCGATGTGACCTGCTACGGCGCGACCGGCTTGCAGGCGACAAGCCTGTATCTGGCAACGCGGGCGGCGCTGCGCACCTTGCGCCGCGACCTTGCGGCGGATTCGCTCTTGCATTCTGCCGTCGAACTTTCCGGGCCAATGGAACTGCGTGACCCGGATACTGATTGGCCGCTAACGTGGTCAAGCTGGCGTGTCATCGCCAGCGAATAGCAACACAGGGAGATTGGATCATGGGAAACAATTTACCTTACGAGATCATCGTTGGCGTGGGCCACGTGTATCTCGCGCCCGTGGGGACTGCGTTCCCCGACACCGACGAAACGCCGGGGGCGTATTGGCTTGATCTGGGCTGCACCGACGATGACGGCGTGACCGTCTCGCATATCCGGGAGTACGATGAGCACTTTAAAGGGTGCTCTCCGCAGGTGCAGAAGGTCACCCTGAACAGCGCGCGCGACGAGATCGCCTTCAACTTAGCGGAGATCACCCCGCAGCGCTACGCCAGGCTGCTCGATGATGCCGCGGTGGTCGCTGTCGCTGCCGCCAGTGGCACGCCTGGCACGCAGTATTTTCGCATCGCGCCCAACAGCACGCCGGCGCAATACGCCTGCCTGATTCGGGGCGCATCCCCGCTCTCCGATGCCGATGCACAGTACGAGTATGCGCGCGTGTCCGTCTCGGATACGGTGGAAGTGCAATACTCGAAAGCCGACGCCTCGACGCTGTCTGTCAAGCTGTCCGCCTTCGAAGACTTGGAATATCCAGGGCGCTTTGGCACGTATCGCGCGCAAGCCTCCGTGGCGGCATAATGGCGACGCGCATCCTGACGCTGGACACCCTGGCGGAGCGGCCCGTGGTCTGTATTGATAAGACCGATTACACGCTCAAAACGGCTGAGGATTTCGGCCTGGCCGACCTGGCGCGCATCCAACGCGCCCAGAACGATCTGGCCGGATTGATGGATCGGGATGATCTGACCGATGCGGAGATTGACCGGCTGGCGGGGGTGTTGGACGATCTGACGGCCCTGGTGCTGCCGGAGATGCCGGTCGAGGTGCGGGATCGGTTGCGGGATGGTCAGAAGCTCGCCATCATCAAGGCTTTTCGAGAGGCGACGGAGGCGAGCCAGCCCCAGGCGCTCCCGTCGCCGACGAACCAGCCGACTGGGGCGCCCTGATTCCCCGCTTGCAGCGTTTCTACGGCGGGGATCCGGACGTCTGGCTGAACCTGCCGCTGCGCTGGCTGCGGGCTTACCAGGCCATGTATGGGCCATTACAGGCCGAAGAAGCGCTGCTGGGCGCGCAGATCGGCATGGCAGCGGACAGCAACATCGATCACCGCAAGCGCCAGAAGGTGCTAGACGGCTGGCGGCGCCAGGTGGACGGATCGACAAGGAAACCGAAAGCGAAGCGCGAGCCGATGAAGCGGGAAGAGTTCGAGCGCATGATGCAGAGCTTGGGGATGGTGAGCCGTGGGTGATGAAACTCTGGGCCGGGCGGTACTGGCGCTGACGACCGATGACGCGGGGATAGGCCGCGGTCTGAGCAAGGCTGAGCGCGATGTGAAGGGCTGGTCATCCCGCATCAGCGGATCAATGCTGGGCATGGTCGGCATCGGCGCGGGCATCGGTGGCGCAATCGCGGCGGTAAGCGGCTTCCTGGCCGATTCAGTCAAGGAGGCCGCTGCCGCTGATCGCATCATGGCGCAGCTCAACGCCACGCTGACCTCCACGGGCGGCGCGTCGGGCCAGACTTCCGCATCAATCACGCGACTCTCCGATTCGCTCGCCGTCCTCTCTGGGGTGGAAGACGACGCGATCACCAGCGCGCAGTCCATGCTGCTGACGTTTACGAGCGTCGGCGGCTCTACCTTCCCACAGGCAACGCAGGCCATTCTCGACATGGCAACCGCCATGAACGGCGGCGCGATCCCCGCCGAAGAACAACTGCGGCAAACGACCATCCTGGTCGGCAAGGCGCTCAACGATCCCATCACCGGCTTGACGGCGCTCAGGCGCGTCGGGGTGGCATTCTCCGAGTCGCAAAAAGATGCCATCAAGACGATGATGGAGATGAACGATGTCGCCGGCGCGCAAGCGATCATTCTGCAGGAGCTGTCGAAGGAGTTCGGCGGCAGTGCGGCGGCGGCGGGGCAATCGTTTGCGGGCCGGATGCAGATCGCGACCAACGAGGTAAACAACTTCAAGGAGGCGGTTGGCGGCTCGGCACTGCCGCTGCTTACACAGTTTGCGGATGCGCTCGCCAAGATCGCCCGCAGCGCGCGCGAGGTGTTGACCGATGCCGAAGGCGCGGCGCAGATTCAGGCGCTACAGAACGCCGTGGGCATGTTGGAAGTCAGCACGAACAACCTGGCGGAAGCCGAAAATTGGCTGAACCAGGCGCGCGCGGCGGGCATGGATACCTCCGCTGCGCAAGCGGCCGTGGATCTGGCGACGGCCCGGCGTGATGCGGCGGTGGCAGCGTTGGATGGCATCAACGCGGCCCACGCGGAGGAAGGCGCGCTCAAAAAGGTTGCGGGCGCGGCGGGTGAGGCATCAGAAGGTATTGACGACTTCAACGCAGCGAATAAAAGCCTGGTGCGCGCGGGCGGCATGATCGCCGATACGTTGGAGCGCCAGAAGGATCAGCTTGCGGCGCTGCTGGCGTTGCGCGAGCGCGAAAAGTTTCTTGGCAGGGCCATGCCCACCGGGCCGAATCTGGATTGGATGGGCGTGATTCAGAACATGCCGCAGCCCCGTTTCGATGATGCGCCGACCGAGGAGGAGCAGGCGGCGGTCATGGCCCGCGTGCTGGCCGGCCAGGAAACCATCGCCGCCAATGGCAAGCGGCTGAATACCTCCGTCGCCGGGGACTACTCGCAGAAAATGAGCGCGGCGGTCAACCTGGTTTCGGGCTATCTCGGAACGGCGATGGATGACGTAAAGCGGCTGATGGGTGATGCGCTCGGCGCAGCGGGCGGCGGCATGAAGCCGGGCGAGAATGGCCCGTTTGAGAACATCTTCCGGGCCGCCGACGTGGCGGTCAACGGCGCAAAGTCGCCCTGGGCTGAGAAGTTGGGGCTGACGCAAGAAGCCGCCATGCAGATCGTCAAGGACTTTACCAGCGGTGCGATGACCGGGGCTGTGCAGGCGCTCATCAATGTGCCGGCGCTGATCCAGGCGGCCAAGACGGCACAGACGGCCGCGGCGCTCAAAGACAAGTTCGTGGCCGATATTGCGGCCGCGGCGGGCACGGGTACATCGGTGGTGGAAGCCCTCTTCGGCGCGGCGGGTGGGAGTACCGGCGACAAGAAAGCGGCGATTGTCGGCGCCGACAAGACGGCGACGGCGATTGTCGGCGGCGTCAAGGGCGCGCTGGATACCATCGTCAAAGATGTGCAGGCCATCGGCAGTACGTTCATGGACAACATCATCGCCGGTATGAAGCTGCAGCAGCAGGCGATGATCGATTATTGGGCCACGGTGATGAAGACGCTCGCGGCGATGATGCCGACTTTGCCATCATTGACACCCGGCGGCGCAACGCCGCCAACCGGCCCAGCCGGGCCGACCGGCGTGAATTCTATGACCGGTTTGGGGGCCATGACGGCAGCGACGGCCGCGGCGGGTAGCGGTAACCGTTCTTATCAGAACACCTTCAACGTGACGATCCATGCGCCGGGCGGCGACGCCAACCAGGTGCGTCGGGCGGCTGAGCAGGGCGTGCTGAGTGCGGCGCGCGCAATGGGGATGCGATGAGTTACAGAATCACGCAGTTCGGTTCGGTGACGCTGCCGGAGCTGGACCCAGAAGACGACGTTTCGACATTCGAAGCGCGCAACTCCGTGGTCACGCTGCCCGATGGCTGGTTCGACGTGCGCGGCTCGGAGCGCTCGCGGCGCAATCCGCTGCCGTTGACCGTGCGGCGTTCGCTGATCTCCGAGCCGACCGAGATCGAGACGGCCGCCGATGTGTCGCGCACTGAATACAACGCGCTGCGGGTGCTGGTGGGCACGCGGGCAAAACTGTATCGCACT